GAACCATAGGCGCTTTTTATGAAGGGCGACGTAGGCCAACGTCGAAGTCGTGACGCCAGTCAGTGCCGGGACTGAGACGCCAGTGATTGCCGTCCACGTCGCGCCGTCATAGAGCCGCAGGGAATCTGCACCATTCACCATGGTCAGGAACGACCCGCCGGAGTTTTGAAAGTTCACCGACGACCACTCGCCGGAGGTACAGGCAAAGGCCGCTGCGCCAATCGCTCCGGCTGCGGTAACGTCATAGACCCCCGCGGCGGTGGAGGCGAATTGCTTCGAAGCCGTGGCGGACTCATAAGCCATGAGGCGCTTAACCGGCGCAGCAAAGCCGGTTGCCCAATCCGTCCTGCCCTTGCGTAGGCCGACGTTCGTGATGCTGGGAAAGACATTATCCATCAGCACCGCATCAGTGGCAGGCATGTTGGAGAGGTTGCCTGTCGCGTTCCAGCCACCATACGGCGATGGAAGCGACCGCATATCGCCGATAGCTTCATTAACCGGCGGGGGCTTGAACCCTCTGCTATATCTCGGGGGGCCGCGCATTAGTTATGGACATTCCAGTTGCCCGACGGGACGAAGATCCCCGGCTGAATATCGAACGGAGTGCCTTCGGAGATGTTGATCCGGCGCTTAACCTTATCCCGAGCGATGTAGTTGTTGAGGAGATTCCAGTACTGAGCCTCATCGGCTTGATAAGGAAGACCCTTGATCTGCTTCCACCGGAAGGCCAGACCACGAAGGATGATCCGCTCAGGGAAGAGGAAGAGGTCCGAGTCCGTGTCGGCCGTGGGCTTAACCGTTCCAGTCGAGGAACTATAGGCCCAGGAACTGGCGTACTCGAAGGCGACGAGAGAAAAGGGCGTGGTCGGCGTGGGATTGATATAGAGATGGTCCTTCCAAATCCGGAACTTGTAGAAAGGCCCAGGGTTTGGAATGGCCTTCAACGCCTGCCACTCGGTCTCTGTCACCGGGCCGTAGAGAGGCCGCATCAGCGTCCGGTCGAAGAACGTCTCGAAATAGGCGAAGGAATACCCATTCGCGGCGATTGTAGCCATCGCGCCCTGGTCTTCGCTTGCGATAAGGGTCCAGGTCGCTTGCTGAGTCGTGACATTAAATTTCGACTCATTGACCATTTCGTCAACAACCTGGAGAAGGATTCCATAAAGTTGCTGAATCGTATAGTCTGAGTTCGCAACGACGCTTCTCGGGTAGTTCAGCCCGTGAATGCGGCAGTGAGACTGAATTACCGAGAGAAGCGACATTGCGGGGGTTCCTTATTCAACAGGGTCATCCGCCGAGGAGAAGGCTTGGACCTTGGCTTCGAGGAGAGTATTCCGCTCTTCCAAAGTCGCATTCCGCCCGGCGAGTTCCTCGACCTGTTTGCGAAGAGTGTTGAGTTCGCCCGCGAGTTTGCCCTGGCCCTTGGCAGCATCGAGCCAAGCCTGGGCCTGGGACTTCAACGCCCGACCACCCATGCCGATGCGGGAAATTGTTTCCTCGTTCGCTTCGGCGGTTTGTTCGATCGTTCGGATATTGAGATCGAGGAGGAGCTTGACCTGAGAAGGCGAGAGCGAGGGCCAGTCTCGAACGGGGGTTCCATCTTCAGGAATCTCGCGAGACTCTTTGAAGGCCGAGTACCTCCGGTGGTAAGCGTCGAGCCATTCAGCCGGAAAGCGTTCCTGTCGCACGCCTTCTTCCAGATCCTTAAGCCATTCCTCGGCGACCTTTTCAATTCGGTCCCTAGACCCGGCAGGAGTGATGATAGCGAAGTTCACATCGCGCGTGCGAAACTGGCCGGCTTCGATCGAGGCTTGGCGATCTTCGAGCGCACGGACTTCAAAGAGAACAAACGGGGGTTTCGGTGTGTCGGACATTTGAGAACCTCATGAGCAGGAGAGATAGGCCCGGCTGGCGGATAGCGGGAGGGGAGAGGAGCCTCCGCCAGCCGAGATCATTCGTTCGATCAATTAGGTGATGGCACCCTGAGCGAACGGACGATTGATGTGCGCGACGTTGTAGAAAACAGTCGCGTTATTGTAGGTCGCCGTTACCGTGCCAGCGACAGCAGCCGTGGTCGCCAACGAGAGCGTGACGATAGTGCCGCTGGGGTCGATATCGGTAACGGTCGTGGTGGCCGCGATGCCGGTGCCCGAGAGGTATGCCCCGGCGAACCAGCCATCTGCCGACGGTATGAGAAGCCGGGTCGAGCCCGAGTTCGCGGTGCAGTTGGTCTTGGCAATCGTCTGCGTCGAGGCGATAACCACGCGGGAGTTGAGGATCTGCTTACCCGCGGTATTGGCGCCACCCTGACCGGCAGCGGCGATACCGAAGGTGGTATCGGCGGCGACGGCAGCCTGGCAGTTGACGGGAACCGTTCCCGAGATCTGGCACCAAAGGAACTGGCCCGAAGAGGCCGGGACCATAGCGACAGCGAGCATACGACCGAGGTTCGCGGTGTTGGGAGCTTCCGTCGCATTGTACACCACCTGGTTCGAGACGATCGTCTGAGTGATCACGACAAGGCCGAACATACGGATCGAACCGTTGGCCTTGACGTAGATGAACTCGCCACCGCCCCAGAAGGGATCGACCGCATCGACGATCGTTCCAGGAAGATGCCGGGCTGTCGTGTCCGGGAGGTTGTAGGGAGTGAGCTGCTGAGAGCCAGCCAGCCCATTGAGAAGAGCATAAGCCATTTTGGTTTCCTTTCTAACCGGGGATAACGGTTGTGTTATTCCCGGTGATTATGCCTTGAGGACACCCTGAAGCCGGCGATTGGTCACGACCATGTTGCCCATCCAGAGAACGGGGATGACAGTCGCGTCCTGATTGTACGGCTTCATATCGTCCTGAATCGAGAGGTTCGCGTCCTTGTGAACAACGAGGTCGATATAGTCCGAGTTGAGGAAGTACATATGCGCCGCCGGGATGCCCGAACCGCCGTCGAAGATCACGTCCGCGGACTTGTACTTCAACGAGGTGAAGCCGCCCGAGACGTCGCCGGCCGAGGTGTAGCGCTTGATCGAGACCTGCGACGCTTCGTAGAACGAGAAGTAATCGTTCGACGCAACGATGAGGTCGGGCTTGTCGTCGCCGCGGACCTGGTTGAGCCAGAGCGGAAGCATCAGGGACGTTTCGATCGTGGTCGCCGAGGGGGTGACCGCACCGCCGCCCTGGAGCGGAGCCGCTGCCGACTGCACAGCGTTCTGCCAGAACGACCAAGCCGACGAGTCGATACCGCCGACAGTGCCGGTTCCGGAATCCGCCACGAGAGCCTGGAGGCCGCCGATCTGGTTGGGAAGCGTGCCGTCGGAGTAGAGATCGTAGGAGAAGTTGTTCTTGAACGTCCGCATGGCGTTCTTGATCCGAGCTTTCGCCAGCTTGACGATCTGCTGCGGACCGGAGTTGATGCGGAGTTCCAGACCCGATGCCACGACGTTGAGAGCGATCTGGCGCCACTGGAATTCCGCCGCCGTGATGACGTCGGACTGCTGGATATTGAGAACGTCGTAGCCGGAGTAACGCTGGTACGTTCCGTTCGAGTTGTAGTCCAGCGGCTGGGTGATGGTCAGACCACCGTCCTCGACGCGGATATTGCCCTTGGTGACCATGCGAGCATAGAGGGCGTTGTTGCGAGAGATGTTGTCCTTCACGTCCTTGGCGTGGTTCCGAAACGTCGTGGAAACCAGCTCGGTGAAGGTTGTGCTAGGCGTTGCCATAGTTCAATCCTTTGAAAAGTGGGGGATTAGCCGCGGGCTTGAATCCGGGCCATGGTTTCGTTCAGCGTGTCGTCGATGGAGCCAACAGCGACCGTTCCGTCGCGGGCCTTGGGATCGAGTTTCACATCGGCAGCAACGAAGCGGCCTTTGTCGTCGCGCTCGGCCTGAGGGGCGGGAGAAGGATTTGCGCCATTGGCGGCTGTAAGCCTGGCGATTTCCTTGGCCCGCGTCGTCGGGTTGAGGTAGACGGCCTTTTCGTAAGCCTCCTGGAGAGTCGATGCCTGCTTTGAGCCGAAGATGGCTGCCATGTCGTCTAGCAGCTCCGCGGCGTAGGGGTAGGCGGGGTCTTTGACGAAGGTGTCGACTTCGTTCAAAAGGGCGGTCTGAGCGGACTCGGCTTCTGCCTGAGTACGCTGGGTTTCGGCGGACTCGAATTTTGCAAGCCGGGCTTCGAGTTCGGAAATCTTCGGATCGACAGGTTCGATGATTCGGTTGCCGACGAAGTTGATGAGCTTGGTGAAGTCGATCCCATAGCCCTGGATCATGTTCGCGGCGAGTTCGAGCTTCTGGTCTTCAGACCCGCGGGAGAGAAGGTAGTGGTTCGCGGCGAAGGATTGGAAAAGTTGAACCGGGTCGATCTGAGCCGCTTCGAGAACCGGGCGATAAGGATTAACCACGGCCTCGTACTTGTCACCGATTTCAGCCCGGCCCTTATATTGGGTAATCCCGCGGAGGGCGTCTTCCTCACGCTTGAGGATTTCTTGCTGCGCTCGGGGAGGGATAGAAGCCCATTCGGCGAGGGCCTCTTTGGTCCAGGTGGAAGGTGCGCCAATGGCCTGGACCTCCGCGGAGGTTTCCTCGGTCTTGGCCTCGTCTTGAGCAGGCGGAGATTTCTCAACTGGCGACTTGGTTTCGCCGGGAGTCTTCTCCGCCTGCTCCCCAGCCGGGGTCTCAACCACAGGAGTCTTTTCCTGATCCGCGCCCTCGGAACTTCCCTGCCCGAAAAGTTCCGAGGAGATGTCGGCAAGTGCTGCGGTGGTGTCGATCTCCGGCTGGGATTCCGAGACGATGGTTTCGATTTCAGAGGGCATAGGAGGGCAGTCCTTTTAGAGTCTATCGACGGAAATGTCGGAGGTAGTGAGGGCCTTAGCGAGGGATTCGCGGGAATCAGAATCCATCGACATGACTTCGCGCTCAACCGTGGCTTCAATCGCGGCGTCGAACCGGGCTTCTTCCTGGAGCCTCCGGCGCTCGTTGTAGTCCTTTTCGCCAGTTTCTAGAACCCGACAATCGTGCCGACGAAGATTATTCTCGTGATCGCGTTTCGAGCCGATATAGTCCCCGGTGATGGGGCATTCGTAGGAGACTGATTCGACCGCGATCATAGGCCGAGATATGATCCGACGAGCCGGGGAACGGCAAGCACAGACTATCGGATCTTCAAACTTTGATAGCGGGATCATGAGTTCGAAGTGGTGTCCGGCGTCGCATACGAGGTCGTACAAGGGCATTAGGCAGGTTCCTTCTCTTTCGCGGAGGTCTTGGAGGCTTCCTTCATCTGGGTCATCTTCTGCTCATGCGCGGCGGTTTGGAGCAAGAGCTTTTGGTTATTCGCTCGTTCGGTCAGCTGGAGCTCGGCCTTCTTTATATTGAATTCCAAGAGCATGAGTTGCTTCTTCTGCTCGAATTCCATCTGGGCAAGTTCCATTTCCTGTTTGCCCTTGGCCATTTCGATCTGCGCCTTTGCGGCTTCGTTCTGTGCCTTGGCCTGTTCGGCAGCGGCTTTTTGCTCCGCCGCGGGATCGGATTCAGGCTTCGGCGCCTGCATGTTCATGATCGCGTCTTCGAGCTGGGAGCCGAAAGTATACCGCCGAGAGATTACCAAGAGCATCTGCTGCGCGATTTCGAACGGCATGACACCCTGTTGGACGAGGGGTCCGAGGCCGTTGAGGAACTGGCTCAGAGCGTTGAGAAGCTCCGCGATGTCTTGTTTATCCTGCGCGGCTTCGGCGTCGATAGTCGAGTTTGTCTCGATATCGACCTTATAATGCAGGATCAAGGAGTCCTTGAGCAGGGCCTGAATGGCCTCCCACGAAGGTTGCTTCATCGCGTTGATGACCTCGGGCGGGAGCTCAGGGGCTGGCGCGGCCTGAGGCGCAGGCATCGGCGGTATTCCCGGCGGCCCTTGAGGAGCCGCGGCCATCTGCGCCATTTGCTGCATCTGGGTGACCTGAGCCTTCTGCTCTTCCGTCAGGTACGGCGCGCCAGTCATGGCCATAATGGTCTGGAGTTCGAGGGTATGCCCGGCGATTTCGAGCATGATGGATAGGCAGTCTCGGACGTAGCGCTGGACTTCCTTCTGCATCTTTTTGAGACGAAGAGAGCCCCACTGGTTTTTGATATTCTGAGCCGTAGCGGTTTCCGAAGCGACCGAAGCCCCGCGGAGAATGTCCGAAATGCCAGTGATTTCGTAAATAACGGTCTTGACCTGCTCGCGCTGCTGGTAAAGCGACTGCGCGGCGGAGACCAAGTCCGAAATTGGCATGATCCAGAGCATTTGGTCCATCTTCGCCCCGTCGGGCATCGAGGCGAGATTTTCAACTGGAATCATCTCATTATCATCAGCCGAGAGGATCTTCTCAATCCCCTCAATCGTGGAGTTGTAAGCCCCTCGGATCTTACACGCCTTGATAATGGCCTTAAGCCGGCGGGTGATTTCGTTGAGTTCCTTCGCCTGGGCCATGTACTGCTGATACAAGGGCGTCGGGACGAGGGTAGTGATCTTTCTCATGAAGTTCAGCGGCCGCGGGATGGGGAAGAATCCGGTCAGACCGAGAGGGTCATCGACGGATTTCAACGGGCCTGAGGAATGAACCGAAGAGTAGAATTCGACCTTCCTCGTGCGCTTGTCCCAGATTTCGTAGACCTTATAGAGCTTGACCCCTTGGAGATTGTCCTTCATTTCCGTCGAATCGGCTTCGTCCTCGGAGGCCTGAAACGCGATGGTCGAGAGGTCAATTTCGGCCTCGGGGAAGTTCTCCCGGAGTTCATCCTCGGTCATGTCCCATTCGAAGCCGATCCAGGGGACTTTCTTCCAGGTCCGAGAGTATCCGTGGAAGAACTTATCCCAGCGGACGGCTTCGCCGTAGACGCATTCCATTTCGCCCTTGCGAACGAACTTAAACCGAGTAACCCCGCGGTTAGTGGCAAGCCCGTCTAGGACAGAAGCTTGAACGAGATCGTCAAACCCGTCGTAGTTTTCGGATTCGGTGTCGATGAGGTACTTGAGCAATCGAGTCGAGACGTCAGAAACGGCTTTTCCGGACGGATCAGCGTCCTTGTATCTCCGCTGGACAATCGGGATCGGCCGCGCGTTGTAGACCGCTGGCGCGAGAACTTCGATGTTGGAATAAAGAATGTTAAACGGCACATTCTCCGGGGTCTTGGCCTCGTAGAGATCGACCGAGACTTTACCTTCCTTCCGATACTCTTTCTCCCGCTTGAACGCGTCGGAGATCTGGCCAGTCCAGTACTTGTACTTTCCCTGGAGTTTTTCAACAGATGCGGTCGGATCAGCCATTTTCATATTCTCTCTGGATGCGCTGGCGCTTGTTGCGTTCGACGAGTTGCGAGAAGGTCATTTGCGAAGGTAGTCTCGGGAACCGGGTGCCGGGCTCGGGAAGTTCGAGCTTTGGCTTCCACGGTCTCGACATGCAAGCATAACGGACTTCGTCTGCTACGTGGTCCTCGCCGTCGGTATCGAGGTCTTCAGGGTTTTTCTCAGAATGCTGGAGCGTCGGCATCGTGCGCCAGAAGTCCTCGCATTCATGCGCGGCGTAGAGCATGGGGATGCCGGCTGGAACGACCTTTTTCCGTTCCTCGTCTTCCGGGTCGGGGATCATTTCAAGCTCGCCAACGATCCGCTGTCTTACTTGCTCCCATCCGGCTTCGCGCTTGTTGTCCGCCCGACGCCAGCGACATGTAGCCATCGACTCAGCAATGCTAGGCCCGCCGTTGCGAATAAAAATAGCAGGATCAGCAACGGCGTATCGAATGCGTTCGCCGGCTTCGAATTCGAGGATTTGCTTGGCGACGAGATCGGCGGTTGAGCCGATGCCTTTATTGATGCCACTGGCTCCGTACCACTCGCGGTAACGGAAGATGGCACCGAAGGGGAGGGGATTTTCTTTTGGCCAGGTTCCGTCCGCGATGATCCACCAACCAACTGAGAAAGGCCGGTAAGAACCCCAGTCAAAGGAACGGAAGCGGACAGACTGAGGCGGGGCCCATCGGATAAGGTCTGAAGGTCGACCGTGTAGTGACTCGTCGAGTTCGGTGAAGTAGGCTCCGTCGACGATATCCCAGTTTCCTTCGAGCCAAGCCTTAACGAGAGCCTCAGAGCCGGATTGACGGAGGCGCAAGACGTAAGTAGGGTCATTGCGCAGGAGCAGCATATTATCGCCGAGCTTCGACGGGATGAAAACACGGGCAAGGGAGACCTCCTGGAGTTCGCCGTCGATTTCAACGGGGCATGATTCTTCGATGACCTTGAACCCCGACGGGCAGGGGTCGATATAGCGCTTTTTTACCCAGTTATGGCCAGGCCCGCCAGGGTTGCCAGTAAGGCGCATCCCGACAGGAACCCCAGAACCGCTGCGTAGCGTTGCACGGAGCTTGTTGATAGGGTCGGGCGAGGGGAAGTTAGTGACCTCTTCGACGTAGACTCGGGTGTAGTTATGGCCTTGGTATTCTTCAGCATCGGAGTCCCTTTCGAGGTAGACGAACTTTAAGCGTGCGCCGCCGGGCATGAGCCATTCAGCGCGTTGTTCGTTGTACTTTGCGCCAATCTTAGGGAAGAGTTGCTTGGTCCGGGCGATAACCTCAGCGAGCTGTTTGAATTTCCGTCGAACGAAAATGCCGATTGCGGCTTCGCCGTAAGTTGCCGCGTGGTCGAGCCAGTCGCCGATGGAGCCTTCGGTCTTGCCGCCGCCCCGAGCGCCGCCGTAGAAGACTTCGAAAACCGGGCACTGGAGAAGAGCCGTTTGAGGGCCTTCCTGCGGGGACCAGATGATGGTTTGTTCGGGGGCGAGGGCCATGGAGGTTAGCCCCATACCGCGAAGGTAGAGGTCGGGGCGAAGCCGGAGGTCTGAATGGTGCAGCTTGCATTCGCGCCAGCATTGCCGTTCCACGCGAACGTGATGCCTCCAGCGCCAAGGAAGGCGGAAATGTCCCAGCCACTGCCACCGCCGTTGGGGTCGCCACCCCCGAAAGAGGCAAGCCACGTCGCGGCGTTGACATCGTAAATCCAAAGGGTCGCTACAGTGCCCCCACCGCTGATTAGCAGGCAATAGCGGTAGGCTGTAGCTGTCCGAGCCCCAACGCTGCCGGCGAAAGCACCGCTTTTTGTCAGTGAACCAGAGTTGGACATACCCCAGGTATTAGCAGCGGCTCCGATCTCCACGTTAGTAGCAAGGCCAGCACGCGCCATGCCAATTCCTTGGAAACCGCCGTTCCAGACCGTTGGGGTGAGAATGACTTCCCAGGAACCGTCAGCGGATTTGGCTGTCGTGCCATAAACGGTGGAATTCACCCCGGCTCCGGCGATATCGGTCGCGATAAGGTTCGAGCCGGTGAGCGTAATGTTGGCGGACTTGTTCGCCGGGTCCCAGGTGGCCGAGGCGCCAGAGGAAACTGTCGCACCGGCGGAGGCGACCCAATTGGTCGAGCCGTCGACAGAGTACTCGCAAGTGAGTGTCCCGACAGCAACGGTTTGATAGACCATGGCGGCGCGGCCTTGGGTTGCCGCGCGGACAATCGTGCCGTCGAGCTTCCACCGCGTGTAGAGGAAGTCCTCGATGCCGTAGTAGTAGTTTTTGAACTTCGGGGGCCGGCAAGTGACGTAATCGCCGATGATGTAGCCAGGACCGCCGCAGAGGATCGGAAGCCCGACGATGGAGACGCCGACCGGCGGGGTGTAGGAAGGAAGTGCCCGGAGGGTCGGGAGATTGCCGACGTTGGAGGTCGTGCCGGTCCATGACGGGGCTGTCGGGGCAGTGGCGGTGCCGGAAGGTGCGCCGGTGAAAGCGCCTGAGGTCGTGCCCGCATAGGTCGCGCCGCCGGGGGCTGTATTGGAGCCGACGCGAAGGTTGGCCGGGGAGCCGAGGAAGGAGATCAGAGCCGAAGTGAAGTTCGGGTTCATCGTCGCGGCTTGGGCAAGGACGTTCGATGTGCATTCGATGTTGTTGCAGTTATCGAGCATGATGAACTGCGGATAGGTGCCGGTGAGGTTGTTGGTGGTGATCTTGCCCCGGAGTTGCTGATGCCCGTTGTTGTCGGCGATGAAGATGAGCTGGCCGTCGACGATGCCAGTGTTGCCGGAGATTTCGAAGTCCGTGGGGGCTCCGAAATAGGCCTGGATCATGTCGTTGTGGTCGGTGTCGAAGAAGTTTCCTGAGCCGGGGTCGACGCAGAAGACTGGCGTGGTGCCGTTTGTGTACCACCACATCTTCTCGTTCTTGACGACGTCGCGGAAGCGACCATTCTTGATCTGGAGAAGGGAGGGATCGACATCGAGGCGAAGGAGGTCGTGGCGGGCGAAGTAGTGGTTGTTGGCCTCGTCGACCCAGTTCGAGCATCCGGTGGTGTAGAAGGAATAGAAACCCTGGCCGAAGTTGCATCCGCGGAAGGCGAACCCGGAGGAGTTCTGACAATAGACGGAAGAGGCGATCGAGGCGATTTCGTCAGTCTCGTTGCCGTTGACGGCATCGGCGGAGCAAGTCCAGTTGACGAACTCGTGGTTGAGGTTCGTCTGGCCGGAGATTATGACTTTGACGATCTGATTCGAGGCGCCAATGAAGGTCGCGCCAGCGCCAGCAACGGGATGGTTGGCGGTGAAGGTCTGCGGCGTGGTGGGCGTGTAGCCACCGTGGTTGATCGAAACGACATCGCCGGCGACAGCGGCTGCGTACTTTGTGAGGAAGTCGGCCCAAGTGGTTGCGAGGATGAGGTTACCAACCGCGGCGATTACGGTGATGCCAAGGGCGCTGTCGCGCGGGGTGTTGGTCGCGCCGGCGAGGGTTTCGCGGAGGGTGAAGGAGGAAAGACCGGTTCCGGTAGGAGTCCCGGTGATGGTTCGGGCTGCGGAGTTAAGGGTCAGGCCGGTCGGGAGGGTTCCGGTCTGGACGGTGATGGTTGAGCCGGAAGTCGCGCCGAGGATGTTGATTGTGATGGCTTGGTTTTGGATCGGCGCGGTGTTGTCGAGTGTCAGGGCCGCGAGAGTGGGATTGGTAACAACAGGCTGGAGCGTCATGTAAGGAATCCCCGGAGCCGTCGGGGTCATTAGACCATAAGACCAGGGACCGAAGGTGAGGGTCGGGGTAAAGACGTCAACCATGGGGGAGGGTTAGCCTTCGATGAGGGTTTGGGAAGCCGGGAGACTGGCGGGGGGCTGAGGAGCATGGGCTGCGGACCACTCAGCGGCAGAGGCGATTTTTGGCGGAAGCTGGACGACGAAGGAGCTCTGAATGGTTGTCGGACCGGACGGGGCTCGGGCACCGAAACCAAGGGCCTTTGCGGAGATATCAAGGGCCTTGAACGCGGTATCGACGGATTGGGTGGCTTCGAGCTTATCCGCGATGATTTGAAGGGATCTGTCGGCCAGGCCACGAAAGCGATCCTCAAGCGTGGCGATTAGAAGAGGGTTGGTGAGGTCGTCCCGGCGCTTGGCGAGAGCGGCTTGGAATGCATCGGACCCCATGACGATGGAGATCCAGGAAACTGAGCGTTCGAAGCGCTTGGCGAGTTCGTTCTGGGTGATCGTGGGCTCGGCGATCAGAACGTCGATCATGGCCTCGTGGGAGTAGGAGACCTTTAGTAGCCGGTGCCCGGAGAAGTCCTCACCTTGCTTGTACCCTTTGGCCGTCGCGATCCCGGCGTATTTCGGGTGGTTGAGCGGGAGGTAGGACTGCGTCTCGGGGTCGAAGGAAAAGCCCTCCGGAGCGGGAGGGGGAGGGGAATCAGTGGCTTGGGAAGGAGATTCCGAAGACTCCGCGGCGTCGAGGGCCGTGGTAGTAGCTTCAACCCGGCCTCCGGGCTGGGGCATCGGAATGCCTTCCACTAATTTCTCATAGTCAATCATTGAAATCTCCGGGCAGGGATGCATCGCCTCTCCGGGTTGGAGCATCCCGCCTCCGGGGTCAAGGCCGATTGTCCAAGGGCCGCGGGCTCTGGCGTGGAATCCCCCGATTATAACAAGACCGTTATTCCCGGGGATTTGAATGGAAGTTTTTTTGGCCGGGGGTTTAAGGGAAGTAGGAAGGCGCAACCAGCTGGATAGCCCCTAAACACCTCGTCGCCTGACCCCCTCCTCCGGGAAGACCCACCCCCGGTCGATGGTAGGCAGGGAGGGCGAGGGATGGAGGCGAAGGCAAGGGGATCGGCCATGCGGCGAATGGGCGAGAGAGGGCTGTCGGAGGATAGGCGTCGGAGGGCGGGCCGGATGGGCGCGGGAGGAGCTATGGATCATTACGGGCCGGGGAGACGGGGACTGAGAGGCGGACGGATGACGAGAGGACATGCAATCCATCCCCAGCGTCTCACGCTCTCCTGTCCGCAAACCCTTCGTGGGATCGTCCGACTACTCTTCTACTCAGCTCTCTCATATTTTTTTTACAGAGAGAGGGGGGAGGAGGGAGGCGGGGGGAGGGGAGAGGAACGAGATCGCCCCGGGGAGGGGGAGGGGGAGCAATGATACGTAGCTCTCCCGGAACCCTCACGGCGGCCCCTCAGTGCCCTAGAGGGAGGCGAGCGGGGATCGGGTCGCGGCGGAGGGGATGGGGTGGGGCGAGAGGCCATGAATATGCGGAAAATTGCCCGGAAACCGGGGTAGGAGCGCGTCGAGCCATTTCCGGGCAAATTTGCCTACGGCGCTCAAAACGGCTCTATGAGGCCCGTTTGCGGGGACGGTTGACATCGGGCCGTGATCGCAACCAAAGCTCTACCCATGGATAGCCCAAAAATGTCTGACGACACGTCATGCGCCTACTGCGGCGGGATAGCTTTAGAATGGGATCATGTTGTTCCGGTTAGGGCCTTACGGCCGGATAGTCATAAAGAAAAACACTTCCAAGCCGATGATTGGGTTGTTCCTTCATGCAAGGAATGTAATGATCTACTGGCTGATAGAATGCTGCACACAGTTCCTCTACGCGCGGGATGGCTATACAATAGATATCGCAAGAAATATGCGAAGCTAATGACTAGCGCGTCATGGACGGACGAAGAGTTGGACGAATTGCGCGGGACGTTCAAACTGATGATTATTGAAACAATGCTGGCGCAAGCCGAGCTTGACCATAGACTAGCCCATTTGCGAAAAATCGCGGCGATGTCGATGGATTACATGCAGCCAAAATATGAATACAAAACGGCTCGTCAATCACGATGGACTGACGAGCCGTTCAATAGTGGCAACGAGCTTGGTTAGTCGATGATGGTTATCCGTTCGGGATCATATCGCCGGACGTCGCGGCGTTCGAGTTCCCTCCGGGCATTGACCCGGCGATAGGCCTGGAGGTCGGTGATACCCCATAGGAGGGCTTCACGGCGGACGAGAGGGGAGTAGATTGAGACGGTCATTCGGTAGTCTCCACCCAATTGGCGAGTTGGACCAAGCGGCCTTCAATCATTGAACCATTATCGGCGGATATTGCGAGAAATTCGGCCATCGCATTAGCAGCGCTCTCTGTGCCCGGAAAGACTCGACTGGATTTGAGCCAGCCTTGTTTGAACGGCAAGGGCCATTGAATTTCAAAGGTCCATTTGGTCATTTCATTCACCCCAAAAATTCGGGGATAGAGCCTAGACCCTATCCCCGATGGGTTAACAATTGGTTTAGTCGTCGGGGAAGTGCTCGCTCCAATCAATTGAGCCAAGAGTATCGGGGAGATGGAGCTTGACCTTGTGAAGAGTACCCCCGACATCGGCCATGGCATAGAGACCGAAATCGCCCGCGAAATCACACTTCAACCACGTCCCGGCTGGGATAGTTGGGAGTTGATCCTTATGATAGTCATTCGCGACATCGGCGGTTGTGCGGACATAGAGACCTTCGATTAGGCCCTCGCAGCGTTCATCGTCCGAACGTGCCGTTATGCGGTCATAGAGTTTGAAGGCAGGTGTCATGGTAGTTCACTCCGGGAAAATGGGGGAGACGGAATTGCCTCCCCCGATTGGTGATTAGAGCCCCAATTCTCCCAAGAGGCTGCCCGTGTCGACAGTCGAGCCCTTCGACCCCTTCTCCGCCTTGATACGGTCGATGATCGCGGCGATTTCGGGGACGTTGCGAAGGGCGAGCTGCTCGGCGCGGGTTTTGGCGTCATAGACCGCGCGGAGAGCGTCGGTTGAGGGAACGGGCTTTTTGCGCTTGGCAGCCATGTCGGTCGCCCATTCCTCGAATGCCCGGAAAATGAGACCCGAGACCGGACCCGAGCCGTCGCCCTTGCGAGCCGACCATTCGCCGTCCGGTCCGGTGAGGCGTTCGGCAACCTTGAGCATTTCGGAGAACTTGAGCTTCGCGTCATCCTTCGCGTTGCCGGAGAGTTCATCCCGGGAGATCGCGGCGGCATCGGAGACCTTTTGCGTGAGGCCATGGAACAACGCGGCGGCGATGATTTCGTCGGTCAGGCTATCGCGGTTGATGACGATTTCGCCGATCGGTCCCGATGCCTCATTGCCAACGGTGAGGGTGAGAACATCGCCGTCAACGGTCGAGCGGATGAGAGAGTTCTTAGCCATATCGTGTCACTCCGTAGCGACTAGGGCTAGGGGACTATTCCCGTTCGCCGCGTCGCACCTCCTATCTAGGGGCAAGCTTCGCCCCGGTCAATCCCCCGATGAAAATAAATTTTCGCGGCCATGCCAGTCCGGTGCGGAGCGCCGGGGCGAGATTGGCCCATTTCCCCATCCCACCACCCATTGCTGCAGGTCCGATCTCCGATCAAATACGTTAATCACTTGGGGTCTAGACCTCGCTTCTACTAGGGGAGCAGGTTTGGGGAAGGGGAATCTATGGAGGGATTTGGCCGGGGATAACCATTTCGTTAAACCCGGTGAATTCCCGGCCCCGAACCCCCGAGACCTTTAATACTTCGCGCCGGCGCGCGCGATTAGACGACGAGAGGCCGATAGTCTAGTCATTTCTCGCAGTGAGAACAAACCATTTGAAACTAGGAGACATTTGTATCATTACGGACCCGGAGGCGGATTTCAGCCTCTTGGTTGCAACCACTGAACAAAGGAACCCCTAATGGCAATTGCCAAGAACCCCGAACCGAAGAACGAAGAGCAGTTCAATCCCGAACCGCTGGTGCCTGGCTTTTATATCGACAACGGCGAGTTCAACGGGCCGTATGCTTCGAGCGAGGATGCTAACGCGGCACTGGAAGGCACCTTCGCCGGCAAGGGCTCGGTCGTGGAAGTCCCGGCTGAGTGATTGACCTCCCCATCGCTGGCAGACCGAGGTAGGGGTAATCTTAAAATAGTCTGCCACCCTGCTCAAGGAATCCTCCATGCCCAAGATCCCCTCCCGCGAATATCGAATCTCTGACTGTATCGAATGGCAAGGGCCGAAGGACAGATACGGCTATGGGATGAAAAGTTTCCAGGGACGTACACGCCCTGCCCATAGAGCAGTGTATTGCGAAACTCACGGTATAAGCTATAAAAATCTTCGAGCGCAAGTCATTCGCCACGGCTGCGATAACCCCGGATGCGTTAATCCTCAGCACCTAATTGCAGGAACTCATGCTGAGAATTCCCAAGACATGGTAGACCGAGATCGAAGCTGCCGAGGAGAACGACATTACAATCGAAAGCTGACTGAAGCTGCTGTACTAGAAGCTAGAAACTTGTATACCTACAATCACCCAGAGTTTTCTTGCCCTGCTTTGGCTCTTCGCTACGGAGTTACCAAAAGCGCCTTGTGGCAAGCTCTGATCGGCGCAACCTGGAAACATCTGCCCAATCGTATAGGAGATCGCAGCCGTGGCTAAAACACCGTCTAGAGAGTACAGGATTTATTTAGCAATCTGGCGCAAGGCCCTCCGCGACTCCTCGGACCCATCCCTCCCGCTCGTGACTGTCAACGCTTCTTCCTTCTCCATCGCCCTTGCCATGCGGCAGGGAATGTACCGGGCCATTCGCCCTTACCGCGAGGGAGAGATTATCGACCGAGAACTCGCCGAGGCCTCGGACAAATTCGTCCTCTCGGTCATCAAGCAAGACGACGGGGCGAAGATCCATACGATCACGGTCAAGCCCCGATCGACGCTTTCGGACCTCGAACGCGAACTCCTGGCCCTTGGCATCGACGAAGCCGATCTTTCGACGACGGAAGAAGCCACGGCGAAGAAAATGATGGAGTCGATCATGGCGCCGGAAGCCGATGTTCCGGAGCTTCCGAGGAAATCAACACCTTTTTATACAAGGGAGTCGTGACGATGACCACTGAACCTGATAGGCTGGAAGTGATGCAGGCTTTGAAGCCGTGTCCGGTGCCATGGTGCCTCGAAGCAGAGCAGCTATCGTTCATCGTTTCACATTGGTCGGGCAATGCCTGCGTCGAATGTCTGACCTGCAAAGCACGCGGACCATGGGAAGCGTCTAAAGAGACCGCCATCACCGCATGGAACACGAGGCCCATCGAAACTAACAGCCGTACTGACGATACGGGGGAGGGTTCTGCCGCTTCGGCTTCGCCGACCATCGCCACTCATGAACCGAGCCCAAGCGGTCTCGGCCCTTCGGGTGAGTGTCAACTAGCGGTAAGTCCGCAACTTCTCGCTGATCTTGAATTGCACCTGCAAAGCTGCCGGGTTTTCCTCACCTCGCGCGAAAAGCTGCATCCTTATGGCGTCGATCTGCACGATGAGATTGTTGCCCAACTGAAGGCCGTTATCGACAGCCTAAAGGGCACTGCGGCCAATCCTGCGGTCAGCACAGAGGCGAATCTACGTTGCGCTCTAAGGTCCGCTCTGGACGGACTGCACCCGGACAGCACGCCCATCATCAGGCGCTTGGCTCGCATCAAGATCAAGCACGTCCTAGCTGGGAGCGCCGACCATGTTGACGGCTGATCAGATCGCCGAAAAGGTGCTGGCCGACTTGGGCTATTACCCGGAAGCCAACATACCGTTGAATTGGCTCGATGCTCGTAATGCGATCATCACCGCCCTGTCCGCACCTCAGTCCATCACCCATCCTGAAGTAGGGGGAGAGCTTGTCGAGCGGGTGATTACGGCACTCAAAGCCGCCTTCGCGGCAGGGCGATGCTCCATAAGCAAGCCGACGAGCAACCACAATCACGGCGGGTATAACAGCCTCGTTTACGGACCGTGGCCCTCCGACGAAAGCTTCCGTGAGCAAGCCATCGCCACTCTCTCCACTCCTGAAGTAGTCGATGGGACTGCGGGGCTGGTGGCTGCTGGACAGGCAATTATCGACGGCATGTTCTCGACCTACAAGGCCCGCAATGGCCGGGAAGTAGGCATTCAAGGCGACGACGGCGAGAAGTGCTGGATTGTCCACGACGACGACATCCTCGCGCTGCGCACCGCCCTAGCCCAGCATCGGGGTGTGTCATGACCTGGAAGCCCCGCCAACCTTCCTCCTTCCCCGCGCGCTACCGCCGCGCCATGGTCGAAGCCGTCGCGTCCCCCGGATCATTCGTTCTCCTAATGTCCGGGGAGGCTTCCGTCGTCGCGGCAGATGCCGAGGAATTCCGCTACTATCGCTGGTGCATACGGCAGAATCCACTTTCGGATTCGATTCTGACGGATTATCTCCAGAGGTTTCAATTCCGAATATCGACGGAGAAGTCCGGGCATTCTCGGGCGATGTATGTCTCGGCGAATGTCGCAAAAGCCGTTGACCTCGCGGCCTTGAATCCGCATCTTTTGGAACTGATCGAGGAGATCGGATAATGACTGACTGGTTAATTGACGCGGCTCGGAGGCCTTATAATCTCGATCCAGAACTTCCCGAAGGTCTTGCCATGATTGGAGGCCGACCGCAATTTCCATGCCGTTCGTGCGGGCAATGGACAGTCTGGGAGGGAGAACTGAAAGATTTTGAACCCGATTACTATGCCAATGTGTGTGGGGGATCGCCCCGATGTTGTCCATAGACGCCGCGTGAGAGGGGTTCCGATCAAATCCTAGGAGCTACCCACCCAATGACCGTCCTATCTCTCACGCCCTCCGCAATCGACGCATTGAGGGCCGAAACTGAAGATAGACTATTGCGTTCCCTAACCTCCTATGCCATATTCCCCCTACCGGATACCCCGGACTATCAACCTGCCAACCAAGGATTCTTCCCAATGACCGAAGCCCTCAAGCCCTCGACCAAGACCCCGATCACCATGACCGATGGCCGCGTGGTCGACTTCAACACGAAACAGAAGCTCGTCAAGACTTCGACCATCACCGACGAAGGGGTCGTGTCCTGCCGCCTGGACTTCCGCAACGGCGAGACTCGCGACTTCACCATCCCCTCGGGTCTCATGGCTCGTGCAGCTGCCCACGGCATCGAGCAGAAGCTCGGCGACGCGACGGCCGGCGAAGCCTCGGACGACGACGCCGTTCTCGCGGTCGACGACCTGATCAAGCGCCTCGCAATCGGCGAGTGGAATGTCACTCGCGCGGCTGGTTCGTTCACCGGGACTTCCATCCTCATCAAGGCCCTGATGGAAGCCTCGGGCAAGACCGTCGAGGACATCAAAGCCTTCCTCGAAAACAAGACCCAGGCGGAGAAGCTCGCTCTTCGCAAGACCGACAAGCTTCGCCCGATCATCGAGCGGCTGGAGTCGGAAAAGGCGAAGAATTCCAAGAACGCCGTCGATACGGATTCGCTCCTGGGCGAACTTGGCCTCGGCGTCACGGAGAAGAAGGCCAAGACCCCGGCGTAAAGCACCCCGTCGGCATACTCAGACCCCAGCGAGATTCACTCCCTCGCTGGGGTTTTTCTTTGTCCAGCTGAGATAAAGCATTTGCATTTTCCCCGGTTTTAACTATGGTGTTAATCACGGTGGAATTCCCCGCCGCTTACGGAGTGACTTACCATGGGGGTAGAAAATCTAATCCCGGAACTGTCCGAGACCGAACAAGGCATTCTGGCCATTGCGGATACTCTCGTCGATATCGGTATCCCGCGCGAGGTCTCTGGCAAGTGCATTGAGATCGCTCGGGACATTTGCCAGACTATGATCGACTCGATCCATGATCGGGCCGAAACTCCGGAGGAAGTCTCTGTCCTTCGCAAGCTCATATCCGACTCGATGCTGGTCTTCTGGCATGATCGGGAGCTGGGGACGGAAATGAATCTCCGTCTCGCGGCCTTCTCCTACTCGATGGGAGCCCCTCGTCATGGATGACTTCTTCGCCGAACTCGAAGCCGAGATCGCCTCGGCAACCAAGGTTTCGAACCTCAAGGCCCAGGCCGCAAATGCCCGGAAAACCGCCGCGACGATGAAGCTCCCGCCGAAGGTCCGCGCCGATGCCCTTGCGGAATTCAAAGAACTCCAGGCCATTCTCGAAGCATCCGAATGGACTTCAATTTCCACCATCGCGCTTTTTTCCGAACAACGATGCGACGGCTGCGGTTCGATCTCGCGGGCGTTTCTTCAGTTCATGGAACTTCAACAACTAATCCGAAAGCCCTCGACGCAGAAGTGGGTTCGGATCGCTCGCCCGGTTGCGGAAGATATCCTCCCGCGCGAAACCATGGTCCAGCCGCATTATACGCATATCTGCCCGGATTGCTGCGACGATCATGGGTTCGTGCTGGCAGATGCGAGCGAGCTGCATTCCACACCGTTTCCTATCGCCCCGAGTCAGACTTATATTCAGGAGGATCTCAACGATGCGTAAATCTACCTGCCCTGAGTGCGGTAAAGAAGCACTTCTCTCCTCCATGCGTGCGGATTTCTGCACCGAGTGTGATTACGAGGAGCGTTACGAAGATGCCTATGCCGCTACCGATCCTGGAGGAGATTTTGATAACAGCGAGGATATTCTCTAATGCCCCGTCCGCTTAAAACCGACCGCCCCGTCCGATTCGAAGTCTATCTCCCCGAATCGCTCTATGCCAAGGTCAAGCTCGAACTGTTCTCCGAGGTCGAAGGCCGAGTCCCTCACGGCCGGACGAGCGAGCTTTACACCGAGCTGACCACAAGGTGGCTGAAAGAAAGAGGAGTTCTTTAAATGGAGCACAAAGTTCTTGCCCGCGCGACGATTCGAGATTGCCGGATTGAAGGCAGTCAGAGCTTTGGGCTAAAGGTTGACAAGACCTCTCTCATAGTCAATCGCAGCATACCACTCTGGCTACGCTACCGCCAAGGCAAGTATTGCGCCGGTGAACTGGTCGATGTTCGTGTTCGGCATCTTCTCCTCGATCCAGGCACTTCCAACGAGCGCCATGTCTGGGACGCCCAAGTCCTCGGCGATATAAAGGAGTAATTCCTAATGCCCAAACCTCCCTGCCCAACATTCATCGTCCAGCCCCAGCGATCCGACGGCCGGGCTTATGTCCTCTGCGACCTCCACCGCGCGACGTCCTTTGCGGTTGTTCGGATTGATAAAGTCCACCGGCATGGGAAGGTCTATACCGTGACAAAGGTCATCGAGCGCTGCCCGACCCGGAATCAGGCCGAGAGCCTAGCGGAGGCCAATCGTCGGTCGTTCGCCCCGGAGCCGAAGCACCTTATCCGCAAGCTCGGGAGAAGGATTTTTTCAGAATGACCGACCAGGACCTGCTCGATCTCTTGGAGATTGTCGAAGAGCTTGCAGAAGCTCTTTGGGTAGAAACTCCCCCAAATAACCCCCAACCTCGAACCGTCTTAATCAAGATTATGACCTTCCGCGAAGCCGTCTCCGTCCGCCTGACAAAGGAACCCCTCCCATGACTTACCTCGTGACATCGTACCCGCCGGCGAAGGATGGAGCTCTTAAACTCATCCAGGCCGATGAACATGCTCCACTCGACCTCTCGCCTGCCTGCTCCCCCGATCCTCTGGCCACGGCTGTCACTGATGCCGAAAACAAAGTCCTCGCCGGCCATACCTCCGTCCGCGTCTGGAAACTCCACGGCTCGCCCGAACTCATCCAAGTCGTGAAATGGAACCAGGACCAAGGAGACAGTCTATGAAGATCTCCCGCAACATCATTCTCAGCCATATTCGTCGCTTTGAAGCAGCTCATGATGAATACCTCTTTCGAGGTGCAGGAGACCCGGGATTTGTGGCTGAAATCGAAGCTAACTATGCAAAGGAACGAGAACTGCTTATTCGCTGGATTGCAAAGATTGCTTTTGAATTCGGTGAAAAGACCTAACCCGGCGATAAGCCGCAACCTGAGAAGGAAACTCTGATGCCTGAGATTATGAATGACGGTGAGCAAGACTACCTCGAATGCCCAAAGTGCGCAGCAGGGCATATTTATTCCCTAGAATGCGACTGCTGTGGGTATACTGAACCCGAGTCGGAAGACCCCTCCCCCGCCTCACAGCCCGAATTCCCGCCCACTCCTGAACAATCCCTTGCCCTCGCCGCCATGACCGACTTCCTCACCGTCCGCGAGGAGAAGTTCTTCGTCCTCCGCGGGTACGCCGGGACGGGCAAGTCCTATTCCATCACCCTTCTAGCCAAGGGAAAAAAAGATGACGGATCTCCCAGATTCAAGCCGTCTGAAATCTGTTTCACAGCTCCGACAAATAAGGCAGTCAAGGTGCTTAGAAACTATCTTGACGGGGCAGGCTTGTCGGCTAGTCCTTCAAAAACAATCTACTCTCTGCTGGGCCTGTCGCTCCAGGCAAATGGCGAGGTCAAGCAACTCACCAAGCCCGAAGAACCCGTAGACCTTTCTTCCTTCAAGGTCATCGTCGTTGACGAAGCCTCTATGGTCAACCGTTTCCTCATGGACGCAATCAATGATGCCTACGCCGACTGGTCCGTCCCGTTCATCTTCATGGGAGACCCTGCCCAGCTCCCGCCCGTCGGCGAAATCACGGCCCCTGTCTGGAAGCTCGATCACGGCTCCGAACTCACCCAGGTCATGCGATATGGCAACTCCATGCTTGATCTCGCCACGGCGATCAGGAAAGTCGTGGACTCCCCTTTCCCATCCGTCAAAATCGAAACCAACGCCCCTGTATATCGCTGGCCGAAAGCCGAATGGCTCAACCGGATTGAAGAAAATCTCGACCTATTCCGAAGCGGGGATGCGAAGTGCATTGCTTGGCGGAACGTGACTGTCGACGGGCATAACGCCTATATCCGAAAGCTCATCTTCGGCCAGGAAGCTCGCCTCCATCCATGGCTCCTCGGCGATAAGATCGTCGCGACGACGATGCTCAAAGACCTCCAGGACAATACCTTCATGAAAACCGATGAGGAAGCAACGGTTCTTGAAGTCGCAACCGGCCATCACCCGCTCCACCCGGAGTTTGAAATCTTCAACCTCTTGGTTGAGGACGAGCGCGGGCGAAAGGTCACGATCCGCGTTCCTACCCCCTCTGGGCAGTTTGCCCTTAACAATCGCCTGAACGAACTTTCCATGGAGGCGAAGAAGGGGCAGAAGTGGAAGTGGCGGGAATTCTGGTTGTTGAAGGAACGCTTTCATGAAGTCCGACATTCGTATGCCATCACCTCGCATCGGTCGCAGGGATCATCGTACTTGAAAGTTTTTATTGACCTAGAGGATATTCTCCTCAATAGAAACAGAAGCGAGGCGTTTCGGGCTCTGTACGTAGCTTGTACACGTCAGCGGGAAGAGCTTCATGTAGCCTAAGGATGCTTTATGCGCGGCGATACTCGAACATTACTTGAACGGCTCGAAGGCAAATTTATCCGCAAAGGTAATGATGAATGCTGGCCCTGGATCGCGGCTTCCGACAACCACGGACGAGGACGAATTACAATCAAGCAGGCTGTTCGAGTCGCTGCGCAAGTTATTCTCGAAGCTCACGGAGCCCCTCGGCCTCCTGCCCCAAATGACAGCGCTCTGCATAAACCCACCTGCTTACCCAGCTGTTCAAATCCTGCCCATTTACGCTGGGGCTCGCAATACGATAATATGCAAGATAAGGTTGCTCTAGGAACCTCTCGCCATAAGGCTGGAGTATTCGTGGGCAGTAAGTCAACTCTCACCGAACAGGATATCAGAGATATTCGCAATTCAACCCTAACCCTCAGAGAACAGGCGGAACTTTATGACATTTCCGAACGCTCTGTATGGGACATTAGAAAAAGGAAATCTTGGCAATGGGTAACAGACTAATCAGAAGCCTCTACGTCGCTTGCACTCGTCAAAGGGAGGAACTCCATGTCGCGTAAGATCATTCACCTTACAGTAGGCTACAAAACCACGCCAGAAACCGAACTGCGTAAAGTTGCCATCAACGTCGATGCCATCCGCTTTCTAGAAGAATGTGCCCCGACCTCCAAAGCTCGCTGGGGCGAAACTATCGTAGTCTACGGCTCAGACTCGGGGGAGGAAACCTCTTCCTTCACCGCGTGGGAGTCCTACGAAACCGTCCTTCGCATGTGGGCCGATGCCCTCGCCAGTGAAGATTAAATAGTTGCATCCGACCGGGTTTAACGCCATTGTTATTCCCGGTCGTTTCACCCCCATAGGAACCCCTCTCCCATGACTACTTCCCTCGCCACCCAGGTCCGCATCGCCGAACTCCGCGAAAAGGGCCGCTCGGGAACCCTCTCCCTCGAAGAATGCAAGGAGGCCATTGCCTTCCTTCGCCAGGAACGTCTCGCCATGCCGGCGGCGAGCGCTAAGCCCCGGACGACCAAGCCCGTTATCAACGGGGATGATCTTCTCGGGGAGCTTGGACTTTAACCCCCGCCTCTACCCTCTCAACCTGCCCCAATAAAAGGAACCTGCTCATGACACAAGCAACGATCTCTTCGATCAGCTTCAATCGAAGCTACTCATCCGCCGGCCCTCCCTTCACCGGAACTGTCTCCTACACCGCCGGAAAAATGTCCGGCTACCTGCAGCTCTCCGAAGACACCGTCGCCGAAGTCATGGGTGTTCTCGCCGAAGCCCTGAACAAGGAATTCGCCCCGGCCGGGGAAGAACTCGCGAAGATCCAGATCCCGGCCCTCATCGCTCCCTCAACCCCCGAAGGCTCTTACACCGAAGTGGAGACCTCCGATGACGTCCCCCTCTAATGTCCACTTCCCCCTCGCCATCGACTCCACCACCCTCGGAGCCTTCCGCTCTTGCCCCCAAAAGGCCTTCCGCACCTACCTCCAACACCACAAGCCCCTCAACGAATCCGTCCACCTCGTCGCTGGTGGAGCCTTTGCTACCGGTATTGAAGCAGCTCGACGAGCGTATTATGAACAGTCGCTCCCGGCTCCCGAAGCAATTGCTTCTGGCCTACGATCTCTTCTCGCTCACTACGGCGATTTTGAATGCCCAGCCGACTCGGCAAAGTCTCTTGAACGTACAGCTGGCGCTCTCGAATTTTACTTCGACCAGTACCCTCTTGGAGCGGATGGAGCTACTCCTTTGGCATTCTCCAATGGCCAGAGCGGAATTGAATTCTCATTTGCTTGTCCTCTCCCGGTTAATCACCCAGTTACTGGAGACCCGCTTTTGTACACCGGGCGGAGCGACATGATCGCGGAAGCCTATGGAGGGGTTTATATCTATGACGAAAAGACTACATCTAGTCTTGGACCATCCTGGGCTCGTCAGTGGGAAATGCGAAGCCAGTTTACAGGATATTGCTGGGCAGCTCGAGAATTTGGCCTCAATCCTCAGGGAGTCTGTGTCCGTGGCGTCTCGATCCTCAAGACCAAGTATGACACTCAGCAAGTTCTTACTTACCGGAGTCCATACGAAATTGACAGGTGGCTTGACCAGACCTGTCGAGATCTGGATCGAATGATCACCTCCTGGAAGTCCGGCCATTGGGACTACAACCTCGACCACGCTTGTTCCGAATACGGCGGATGCTCCATGACAACCGTTTGCAAGTCCTCCGACCCGGAAGCCTGGTTGAAGAACTACTTCGTGCAAAGGGTCTGGGACCCGCTCGCGAAGGAAGAAGTCTCGCTCGAACAGTGGAACGCGAAAATGGAGGCCATTCTCTATGGCTCTGGGTCGTAGATGGATTCTCCCCGAAGTCTACCTTCGGGCTGATGACTTTCCAACCAATGAGCGGTTAGTCGGCTCGTCGCTCAAGTGGATGTGCGTTCATTGTGGGGAGTGTTTTGCCTGGATGGCCGCGTATAAAGACGAGAAAATACAAACTTGGTCTTTCATCCATGCGGTTTGTTCTTCCTGCCCCGGCAATCGTTTCTCCCTCCCCGGCAGTCTCGAATGCCTAACCCTCGCCGGATGGCCGGAAGTCCCGCTCCCGATCCTTCTCTACCAGCTCGAATGCGAACTCCACTTCCTCGACCATCCGCATCACCCGCATAATATGGAGTACTCTTCCTAATGGACCTCAAGCCCCCCTTCTCCCTCCCCGGCGTCAACGTCCTTCTCATGGGACCGTCCGGCACCGGCAAGACCCACTCCATCGGCACCCTCGTCGACACAGGCATCGACGTTTTCTACCTCGCGCTGGAATCCGGGATGGAATCCCTCCTCGGTTACTGGACCGACCGGGGCAAGCCTGTCCCGCCGAACCTCCACTGGCACAAGGTCGCCGCGCCCACGGCCGACTTCACCCAGATGATCGAAAACGCCAAGAACATCAACATGCTCAATCTCGACTCCTTGGCCAAGATGACCGATCCGAACAAGTCCAAGCACAACCAGTTCGTCTCGCTCCTCCAAGCCCTCAACAACTTCCCCGACGATCGAACCGGAGAAAAGTATGGCCCCGTCAATTCTTGGGATCAGTCTCGTGTGCTTGTCGCTGATGGCGCTACTGGTATATCTCAGTGCGCTATGGCGCTAGTTGTCGGCGGCAAGGCGGTACGAAATCAGTCGGATTGGGGCATCGCTCAGGACCAATTTGAGAAACTCGTGCGTATGCTTTGCGATAATTGTGCTTGCCACTTTATCCTACTGGCTCACGTAGAACGCGAGACGGACGAAGTCCTCGGCGGGGTGAAGCTCATGGTCTCCACTCTAGGCAAAAAGCTCGCCCCGAAGCTCCCGGCGATGTTCTCCGATGTCGTGCTCTGCGAGCGTTCGGGAACTAAATTCACCTGGAATACAGCATCAGCAATGGCAGATGTTAAATGCCGGAATTTGACAATTGCTCCCGATCATATACCCTCGTTTTCTCCTATCATGGAAAAATGGATTTCGAGGAACAAGACCAATGGTAACACCGACCTATAAATCTTGGGCTGAAATGAAGTATCGTTGTGATAACCCAAACCACAAAAATTATAATAGTTATGGTGGAAGGGGAATTAGCTACGACCCTTCCTGGAAGAGTTATGCCAAGTTCCGCGAAGATATGGGAAGAAGGCCTGAAGGATTGACTCTTGATCGCATTGACAATTCTCTTGGATACTCTAGCGAAAATTGTCGTTGGGCTACCAGCGAAGAGCAAAACAATAATCGCAGAGAGCGTCTAAGAGGTACTGAGCGAAAAGATAATTCTTCAGGAACTCCCGGTGTTTTTCAAGATAAACGCCGCGGAACTTGGTACGCCCGAATCTATAAAAACGGAAAGGCTATCAATCTTTATTGTGGACCATCAAAGGAGAAGGCTATCGCAGCTAGAGAGTATTACGAAGTTGAACAAAACCTTTTAATCCAAAATCAATCCTAAACTACAAGGAAATTAAATCATGAGCACCTTTGATCCCGCAACTTTCCTCAATCAGACCATCGACTCCGCTAACGACACGAAGGTCGTTCCGGTTCCTGCCTCCGAATACCTCGCCATCGCGACGAAGGTCGACATCAAGCCCTGGGCGAAGAAGGACGGCTCGGATTCTGGCCTCAAGCTCGAAATCATCTGGGAAGTCCAGGACGAGAACGTCAAGGCCCTCATCGGCCGCGAACCGACCGTCAAGCAGGACCAGATGCTCGACCTGACCGCCGAAGGCGGACTCGAAACCGGCTCGGGGAAGAACGTCGGCCTCGGGCGAATCCGCGAAGCCCTCGGACTCAACACTGCCGGCGAGCCTTTCGCGTTCTCGATGATCCAGGGCCGTATGGCGAAGATCATGGTTTCGCACCGGATCAATGGCGAGGATGTCTACGCGGAAGTCAAGAAGATCACCGCGGCTTCGTAAGCCTGTAGCCCCAACTGGCCTGGAGCGAAGACCCCCGCTCCAGGCCTTTTTTCTAAGGATCGTCCCAATGTGGCCCGATCAAGCAAGAGTCCCGCCCATGCCTTATGCCAAGTCCACTCTCGATCTATTCCGCCTGTCCCTCAACACCGCTTCCGAGCAAATCCACTCGGCTCAGGTCAAAGCCGGCTGGTACAAAAACCCCGTCACCGGGCGGAAGATCGACCGCAACGTCATGGAGATGCTTATGCTCGTGACGACAGAAATCGCCGAAGCCGCTGAAGGCTACCGAAAGTCCCTCCCGGACGACAAGCTCCCCCATCGCCAGATGATCGAGGTCGAACTCGCGGACACGCTTATCCGTATCTTCGACCTCGCTGGGTATCTTGATCTTGACCTAGGCGGCGCGGTGGTAGAGAAACTACTATTCAACCTCACACGCGAAGACCATACACTGGCTGCCCGTGCCGCAGAAGGAGGAAAGAAGTGCTAACCACAACAACCCCCGTTCTATTGTTTCCCGATCTCATCATTCCCGATGAGCGCCAGCGGCAGGAATTCGACCCGGAGGCCCTCACGGACCTCGCTAACTCCATATCCGGGCGCGGATTGCTCCATGCCGTAGTCGTCCGCGAAACCCCCTCCGGGTATGCCCTAGTCGCCGGTGAGCGCCGCCTACGCGCCATGGAAACCCTCTGGATGCTAGGCGACGGGGTAACCCACAACGGACGCACATACGCCCCGTATGAGGTGCCGTTTGTTACCCTCGGCGAGCTATCCCCTCTGGAAGCCGAAGAGGCCGAACTCGACGAAAACCTCAAGCGCCAAGACCTCACTTGGCAGGAACGCTCGTCGGCGCTTTCCCGCCTCCACAAGCTCCGCGTTGCGCAAGCCCATGCCGTCGGCATCGCCGGGCCTTCCATGCTCGACACCCACAACGAGGCTAAAGATGCTGGTTACACTACCGCCCGCCCGCAGGAAACTCGTGCGGAGATTCTCCTTGCCGAACACCTCTCCAATCCAGAAGTTGCTCGGGCGAAGTCGGCTCCGGAAGCTCTCAAGATCCTCAAGAAGGCCGAAGACCGTGAGCGTAACATTGCCCTTGGGGCCTCTGTTGGCAGAGATTATAACTCTAGCGTCCACAAACTCCATCATGTCGATTGTCTCGACTGGCTCGGGGATTGCCCTGATAATCAATTCGATGTCATCCTGACCGATCCGCCTTATGGCATGAATGCTCAGTCTTTCGGCGACGGCGGCGGGAAGCTCGTCAATTCCGCCCACGCCTACGACGACTCCCCGGAAGCCTGGCGGACTCTTCTCTCCTTCTTCGCCCCGGAAGCCTATCGCATCGCCAAGCCCCAAGCCCATGCCTATATCTTCTGCGACTTCGACCGCTTCCACGAGCTCAAGTTCCTTATGCAAGAGGCCGGCTGGTATGTCTTCCGAACCCCCCTTGTCATTCACAAAGTCGGCTCTGGCCGCGTCCCTCTCCCGGATCACGGTCCGCGCCGGCAGTACGAACTCGCCCTTTATGCGATCAAGGGGAATAAGCCAGTTACCGGCATCTATTCAGATGTTATATCCTGCAAGCTCGAAGAGAATCTCACTCACGGCGCTAACAAGCCGGTCGAACTCTATGTTGATCTACTCAAACGCTCTTGCCGACCAGGCGACATGGTGCTTGATGCTTTTGCGGGCTCGGGAACAATTTTCCCAGCTGCCCATCAATGCAAGCTATACGCGACAGGACTTGAGATAAGCCCGGAGTATTACGGAATTGCCGTGAATCGGCTTAACGGCCTCGACGACGAACTCTCCATGCTCTGACCAAAGGCCTGCCCCATGCTCCAGCCCTACGGCCCTTCCGACGCCCGGCTCATGATCGTGTCCGACTGCGTCACCTACCGCGACCTCCAGTCCGGCACGATCCTCAACGACCGCGAATTCGATCGGATGCTTACCGAAGCCGGCCTTTTCCGCCAGCATTGTTTCGTCACCTCCCTCATCAAGGACCAGATCAGTGGCCAGTCCTTCGAAGCTCAAGTCCCGCCGAATAAAAAATCCGTTACCCCTCTTCATCGTCCGCTTCACGATCGCCATGTTACTCCTGGTGTTCTGGCTGGGCTCGATGCTCTCAATCGCGACATTGACCTCGTTCGGCCCAAGATTATCCTCGCTCTTGGCAACGGCCCTCTCTTCGCCCTCACTGGCAAGTGGGGGATAAAATCCTGGCGGAGTTCGATCATTGACTACACCACCCCTGCCGGACACTGTTGCCACATTATTCCCACTTATACTCCTGGATATATCCAGTCAGTCTGGAAGGATCGTGGGACAGCCATACACGATATTCGTAAGGCAGCCGCTCTCAGTCGACTGGACGAACCCATCGTTGCTCCAGATTATAAATTTCTCATCGAGCCTGACTTCGCCACCGCGGCGAAGACTCTTCAAACGCTCCTTGGAAAGCTGGCCTTGGGCCGAACGAAGCTATCTGTGGACATTGAAACCCGCGGCGGGCACATTGCGTGCACTGGAATTGCATGGTCCAAGGTCGATGCTATCTGTATCCCCCACCTTCGCGCTGTCGTGCAGGAAATGCCTAACTGGAAGACGAAGATCCACTATTGGCGTGAGGAGGAAGAGTCTTTCCTCCTCCACCTACTCTACCGCGTCCTCACTCATCCGAATGCCGAAGTTATCGGGCAGAACTTCATCTACGACGCACAGTATTTTTATCGGTGGTTCCACTTCATCCCGAGGTTTAAACGGGATACGATGATTGCTCAGCATTCGATCTTCTCGACGATGCCGAAGGGGCTTGATGTTCTCTCTAGCTTGTACTGTGAGCACCATGTTTACTGGAAAGATGAGTCCAAGAATTGGAACCCCAAACTCGGCGAGCGACAGCTCTGGTCTTACAACTGTATGGATTGCGTACGAACCTTCGAAATCGACGATGAGCAACAATCCACCATCGCCGTTATGTCAGCCTCCTGGCCAGCTCTTCCGGGTGTACATGACTTTCAGCAGTCCTTGTTCTATCCCGTCCTCGAAACCATGATTCGCGGCCTTCGGGTTGACGAGACTTCCAAAGAATCCCTGTCCTCGGAACTCCTCTCAGCCATCGACGCCAAAAACGCCTGGATTTCCGAAGTCCTCGGGCATGACCTCAACATCAAATCTCCCAAGCAAATGCAAGACCTCTTCTATCGAGTTCTTGCCCAACGGGAGGTGAAGAAAAGGAGTAAGACTGGTGTCTCAGTTACCACGGATGACGCTGCCCTGGAAACCATTGCTACGCGCGAGCCTCTTCTCCTCCCTCTATGCTCCGCTATCCGCGACCTTCGCAGCTTGGGTGTTTTCCGCTCGACTTTCTTGGAAGCAGATCTTGATAGTGACAACCGCATGCGTTGTAGCTTCAATATCGGCGGAACTGATACATACCGTTTTTCGTCATCGGAAAACGCCTTCGGCTCGGGGCTAAATCTCCAAAACATCCCCAAAGGCGACGAAGCCTTCGGCCTCCCGAACGTCCGGAAACTCTTCATCCCTGACCCTGGCTACGAATTCTTCGATATCGACCTCGACTCCGCAGATCTCCGTATCGTCGTCTGGGAGTCCGACTGTAAAGAAATGAAGGCCATGTTCGCGGAAGGCCTCAAGCCCTACGTCGAAGTCGCAAAGGAATACTATCGTGACCCCTCAATCGACAAGCATCACCCTTCGTACAAACTATTCAAGGCCCTCTGCCACGGAACCAATTACCTTGGCACTCCTTCTGGCCTCGCCGGCCGCATTGGTCTCAATGTCTCAGAGGTCGAGCGCATTCAGAAATGGTACTATGGTAAGTTTCCTGAAATCGAAACGTGGCAGGAAGATCTCAAGCGCCGAGCAACTTCTGACCGATATGTCGAAAATGTCTTCGGATACCGTTATTACATCTTCGATCGTCTTGAAGGGAACGTCATTAATCAAGTGGTGGCTTGGGTGCCTCAATCTACCGTTGCTTGCCTCATCAATCGCGGATATCACAATATCCACACCAGGGAAAAGGATATTCACGTTTTGCTTCAGGTCCACGACTCCCTGGCCGGACAGTATCCCGCGGAGCTTCGTGATCAGTGTCTCGGAAGAATCGTTGAGCATTGCAGTGTACCGCTGCCTTATGAAGAGCCGCTGGTGATCCCGGTGGGTATTGTTTCGTCAGATAGATCGTGGGGGCATTGTGGCTAAGAGACATAACAGCAGTTTATATGATGCTTATCGTAACATGCATCGTAGATGCTATGATTCAGAATACCACTCCTACCACAGATACGGAGGGCGTGGGATTTGTGTTTGCCCTGAATGGCAAGAATGGAAAGACTTTGAGGCGGTCTTCGAAAAAATTTGGCAACCTGGAATGTCTTTGGATCGGATAGACGACGATCTCCCTTATACGCCTTCAAATGTTCGAGCAGTCCACAAGAGCCTAAATACCAAACCCCGCCGTATTAACTATCAAGAGCTTATGGAACTCAGGGCGCAGGGGATTTCCTATAAAAAATTAGCCGAGCATTTTGGGGTATCGCTTAGTGCGGTGTCAGCTGCAGCATATAAGGTGAGAAATGGCAAAGCGGAACTTTGATAATTGGATAGCAGCATACATGGACTATGCTGGCTTTTCCGAAGCCCCTAAACATATGCATTTTTGGTGCGCAGTATCTACAATTGCTGGAGCTCTTCGTCGCCGAGTATGGATTGATATGGCATACTTCCGATGGTTTTGTAACTTCTACGTCATCCTCGTCGCCCCTCCCGGCATCGTCTCCAAGTCCACAACCGCCTCCATCGGTATGTCCCTGCTCAAAAAAGTCCCTGATATCAAGTTCGGCCCGGACGTGGTAACCTGGCAAGCCCTCGTTACCGGGTTTGCCGAATCCACAATCGCCTTCGATTATATGGGAGAGTTCCATGCAATGTCGGCTCTTACTATCGAGAGTTCCGAGTTTGGGAACTTGCTTAATCCTCAGGACAAGGAAATGGTGGATTTGCTTGTCTCACTATGGGACGGAAAGCAGGGAGCTTTTGAAAAAAAGACCAAAGGGTCCGGCTGTGATGTTGTCGAGAACCCCTGGATCAACCTCATTGCTTGTACTACTCCCGCATGGATCGCTGGTAATTTTCCAGAATACATGATCGGAGGCGGGTTTACCTCTCGGTGCATCTTCGTCTATGCGGATAAAAAGTCCAAGCTCGTTGCCTATCCCTCGGACCTCGTGCCGGCCGATCTCAAGCAGACCGCTGCGAAGCTCATCGAAGACCTCGGGCGAATGTCCCTCCTAACCGGTGAATATGTCCTTACCCCCGAAGCTAAGGATTGGGGCAATTCCTGGTACAAAGCCCACTACGACGCCAAGCACCTCCACCTCGACGACGAGCGCTTCGGGGGTTATCTCGCTCGCAAGCAAACCCATATCCATAAACTCGCGATGATCCTTGCTGCCGCGGAATCCGACCACCTCGTCATAACTGCCGAACACCTTGCCGTTGCGAATCAGATGGTCACGGATCTCGAACCCGACATGCAATTCGTCTTCTCCAAAATTGGAAAGTCCGAAGATGCCGTCTACGCCGAGCGTCTCATCTGGTACGTGCAAAAACGCGGCAAGTGTCCTTGGTCCGAAGCCTATCGCTACGTCCATGCGAACTTTCCGAAGATTCAAGATTTCGAAGCCATTATGACCGGAACTATTCGCTCCGGCTACCTCATGCTCAAGCAAGAAGGTAATGAAATGTGGCTATATCCAGGCAAGGCCTCAATGCCTGAATCTACTGCTCCGTCAGAGAATTCATAATATCCGCAACGTCGATTCGAAGGAGCATTCCGGTCCAGTCCTGGTCCAGGTACTGTGGTGGATAGGCTTGCTTTAGACCAGCCTCTATACCGCCATAGCTCTTCTCATAAGCCACCATTAGGAGACTATCCGCCGCGGTCCTTCGGGCTCTCGCGGCGTTTTCTTCTTCCGTCATCATGGTTTTAGCCTTTCGGCGAGAAGCGTCATGGCGATGGCCATGGATTTGTCCGCTTCGATTCGGTTCTTTTCAATATCCTCGCGGCGCTTTTCCCTATCCGCGTCTCGTTCGTCTCGCTTCCAGTCTCTCCAGAGTAACACAGCACAGACGACGCCTAAAGGCCCACTGGGCAGGAATGCTTTTATTAGTTCCTCCACCCAGCGCCCCTTTGAGAAGAAGGTATTAACCGGGAATAACGATGGTGTTATTCCCGGCCATAACTCATTTGAAAAACGCTACACTGTCCGGCAGGAAGCCCGTCAACTTCGCCAGCTTCGAGTGCAAGACCCAGGTCTTGACCTGCCCGTAGGCAAACGTCGCGACGAACAGCCCAACTGGAACGATGTACTGCTCGACAAGGTTGTCCCCGAGCGAGAACCATCCCTTTGCCGCCGCGAGACCGGCTAGGCCCAAGAGCCCCTGCCGAACCAAGGTCGCAATCGCCCCCGGCAAGGGTGTCGGGTTAACCGCAATAGGTGCATCTGCCATCATTATTCCTTTCTACAGTTTGCCGCCGGATTGATAGTACGAGAGCGGGTGCCCGCCGGTGATCTGGAAGTGCGGCATTTCTTTGAATTTCTTCCACTCGTATGCCCATTCGAAGCCGTGCTTTTTGAAGATCGTTGCGATCTTGAACCAGTTCGGGGACTTGCCGGAGAAGTCCGGTTTGCCGTTGACCATGGGGTAGAGATCCAAGGCGACTCGGTACTGGTGAAATGACTGCCCCGCGCGGGCGTTGGTTACTTTCGCTCCGGGCTTAGTCCGTCCCTGGGCGTAGAGCTGGTCTTGCTCTGCCCCGGATCGGTAGGTACAGGTGACAAGGAGTTCCAAGCCCGCCGCCGAGCATTCTGCGATAGCAGCTGCCGCCGATGCTTGGACCTTCGGGTCGAGCTCATTGAGTTTCCTTCCCATGGGTTAGGCTCCTTCGAGGGCGGCTACGCGAGAAACAAGCCGGGACATCTCCCTCCGGGTCCAGGCCTGCATGAGAACGAGAAGCTCGGTATATCGCACGCCGTAGCGGACCGACCCGTCTTCGAGCGTATCGGCGCAGAAGGCCGCGCACTGGCTCGGGTCAATGCCTCGGGATTCCAGCGCCGATTGAAGGGCCTGTGCCGTGATGCCAGCATGGTGTCGAGCGGCTTTTTCTCCCTTGATTTCAATCGCATCGAGAAATTGATAGAGAATGATGTCGATGTCGCCAACGGCGTCCAAGAGCGTGTCGTCGGTCGAGCCTAAGAGCCTCTTCGTCGTGGCGTCGGAGGTGTTGATCGTCCCCGTAACGGCGTAGACGGTATTCCAGCGATTGCTTCCGAGCCCGCACGAAACTGCACCGTCAGCATTAGGCACGACGTTGCCGGAAAACGACAGCGTACCGTTGTCCATCTTGATGAAGCTGTACTGCGAGACGCCGTTATTAGACACCGCTTGGATGTAGCAGGCGCCAGGGTTGCCAGCGGCATCGCGGAGGATCACCGCGCCCTTCGTGACGAAGTTGGGCGAAAGCGCTTGCACGACCCCTTCGACGTCCAACTTCTCGTCCGGCGTTCTTCCGATACCAACCAAGCCCGCGGAAGAAATACGCATCCTTTCAGTGGCGTTGGTTTGAAAGATCAGACCAGCAGCCATATCGTTCGTCAGATACATATTGTCAGTGGCTGGATTGCCATACCCGATATAGCCTTTGCGACCGGTAGGATCGTAGAACGACTGATAATTCTGCCCACTACCTCGGGCTACGCTAGTCACTAGTTGTGCAATTTCGCCCGAGCTGGCAACTGCGAGTTTCGCCCCCGGCGTCGCGGTGCCAATGCCGACATTGCCGCTCGGCTGAATTCGCATCCGTTCGGCGCCGGCATTGCCGGACCAGGAATGGGTGATGTTGTTGGAAGCATCCTTGCCCAGGACGTAGCCGCTGGTGATGCCGGAGACACCGAGAAGAACGACATTGCCGGCGTAGGCGCCGCTGCCTCCTTCGGCGCGGAGAGCCTCCGCGGCAGCAGCGTTTGCAACCGTCAACGTCGAGGAAATTCCCAACGTTGAGGCCAGAGTCGTTGCGCCGGTAACAGCCAACGTCGAGGCCAGGGTCGTCGCACCGGTTATGCCTAGTACCCCGACGTTTGTCAGATTATACCCGTTCCAGTTCATATTAACCGAGGGCTTGCCTTGGTTGTCGCGGGTAAGGCAGTTACTCAACGCCGTTCCGATGTCATTAATTGTCGCGTTGAAGTAAGCCGATGAAATCGTCGTGGCAGTAACTGCCGGAAAAGTCGGCGGACCGGGGGGGACGTAGTTGCCAGAGCCGTCAAAGGGCATTGGAAGATCCTTTTACTGAGCTTTTGAACGAGCGTATTGGGTTAGAAGTCGCTGGAGCGCCTCAGCGTTCGAGGCCTTTGAAAGCCACTCGCGGGTCTTGGAATCTCCAGAGCCCTTGATGTATTTGCCGAGGGCATCGGCGGAGGTTCCGACCTTGCCTTCGACAATGGCCTGGGCTAGGCGTTTAACCCCCGGAGCATACCCCGCGCCGGCGGCAGAAGCCAGAGCCGTTACCAAGCCGCCGCCGAAGCCAATCCCCGCCGCGCCGATGGCAGTTTCGCGGAGTGAGGCCCTCTTCGCCGGCTTGCCTCCCATGACCTCGCGAACATTCTGGGCATATTCTTGGTCAAAGGCCTTCCCGAGCGAAACCGCCTTTTTATTTCGAGAAGTGTCCGAGCGTTCAATTGCAGAGAGATATTCGTCAGGAGCGTAAACCCCTCGGGTCGACTTTGCCGCGCCGCGACTCGCGAGGTCAATCCTCGCCTGATGCGCCCAAGCACCTTCAACAGCTTTTAGCTGCTTTCCAACCGCCGGGTTCGACCTCGCCGCAAGGGCCTGGATTTGTCTCCGGGATTGCTCAGCAATCCGAGCCATATCACCGGCTTCGATACTCGCGCCGGTTGATTTCGCGGTGTTCCAAAAGTCCGAGAGTTCGCGAAGTCCGGTCGAGGCTTCCTTATACCCCTGGCCATCGAACGTCCCGTCGGGTTTGCGGAACTTTTGAATCTGTGTCTCGATTTTATCCCAGAGTTCTTTCTGCGCCGGACCGGCTTTAACGGCCTGTTCACGAAGAGCCGCAATTGCAGTATTAAACCCCGAGTCAACCTTGCCTTTAATCTGCGGCCGGAGTTTGTTGTAGACTTCGTTCAGCTGCGTGTTGACATAGGCATTGGCGTCTTGTCCGGCGCGAATGTCTTTCGGAAGCTCCCGACCTACCCGCGCAAGAACCCTCGCGGAGTTTTGAAGGTTCTGGGTTTCAAGGGCCTTTTCCCGAGCGGTAGCGACGAAGGGCAGTCCTTGGCCGGCTTCTTCTGTCGATGCCATGCCCATACGCTGCATCGTCGTGGCATCGACACCGGGGACGGTTCCGGTTCGGGGCTCGGCTGATTTACCCAGATGCTCATCAATCCTAGCAATCCGCTGCTCGAGCACCGACTTCTCCGGCAGGCCTGTCACGTCAGGATCACGAAGCTTGGAAAGCCTCCCGGCGAATTTCGGCTGTTTCAAAACCTCGGCGGGATCGGTCGGAAACTGCCGCTGGGCTTCGGCTCGGATACCATCGATCGCCTCAGGGCTAGTCGAGCGAAAATTCTCTCGGACGAATTGTTCTTGCCTTCGAGCGTTGTCCGAAGCCGTTCGAGCTGCCTCGGCCTCAATCGCCTGGCGTTCGGTTGCGTTCGCCGAGGTTTTCGCCGCAAGGGCCTCATGCGCGGTTATGCCCTGCTCGGCCAGTCTCCGCTCGTTCGCCAGCTCGGTGTCCGACATCACTTGCATCCGCGCCGGCGTGACTTCGTCAACCGGAAGGACTCCACGTTCGCCGGGGATTTCGAAGGTCTTTGGTTTCAGAACATCGTCTAGGGCTTTTTGTGTCTCGTCGCCGAGGAACCCCCGCGCGCCACGAACGGCTCCACGAGCCGCCACGGAGCCGCCACCGCCGATCGCCGCACCGAGAAGGGCTTGCTCTAGCCTATCCCCCGGCTCGGCCTCATTGGCGCCCCGGATGCCGCCATAGACCGCATTCCCGGCGACCTCGCGCCCAATGGCCCCTAGACCGGCTTTTCCCGCTAGACGCTCTAGGCCTACGCCCGGCGCGATTGATCCGAGAACGTCCCCGACCGTCGCGCTAGTCGAATGAGCCTCATCGGCCAGGTTCTTCGCATATCGGCCCTCCCGTCCAGCGAGAAGTTCCGGAATGCCCAGACCACCAGCATTCGCGGCATTCATCGCGCCGGTATAAAGATCCCCGACAACTCCTGGGTCAGCCGCAGCCCCCGCGGCAGCTTTTCCAAGCGTCCCGAGTTCTCGTGGAACCTCTGGGATGCCAACCGCGCCATGGCCTTGGTTATACGCATCGACGAACTTCTGTGCCCCGGAATAATCCCCAGAGCCGAAGCCGTATTTGTCATCCAGGGCCTTACGCATGGAGACGTAGTCTTCGACCTGGAGCGTTCCAGGAGGATGCTTGGCCATCCAGCTAGTGGCTTCCTGCTGCATTTCCGGCGGGATGGGGATGGACTTTGTCGTCCCGGAGAGCTTGTACTCCGTCGGAGAGGTTTGATCCATGGCAGAAGTCGAGGCGTTACCATACATCTTTGGAAGTCGTTCAGCCAATTGGTCGAGAACTTCATTCACCTTGGCATTTGCTGGACCTGCTCGCGCACGAGCCTGTTGCAGATACGCCTCCAGCAACGTCCGTTTGTAAGCCAGTGTCTCGGGCTTATCGAGGATATTTGGCCGGACCTTGGCAATACGAGCGGCCTGTTCTTCCGGAGCAGCTGCACCAGTAGAGAGCCAGATCGCCGAGTCGAGGATACTGTCATAAGCGTTATCCGCGACCTGTCGATCCCCGGTCTGAGCCCAAGCTACGAAATCCGGATCATTCTTGCTCAGTCCGCGGACGGCCTTCTCCGTCCAGGTTGGGGCGAGAGCGCGAGGATCTCTCTTGGCTAGTTCATCGAGAACCCGGATATTCGTCCCAAGCATGATTGCATGGCCGGCAGCTTGGTCTTCCGAAGCTGTTGTATCCACCCCGCCGGTCTGGCCACGGGCTTTCATCTTCGCGTCGAATTCGCGCTGCTGCCTCGCGGCAGCCTCTTGCTGGAGGCGAAGTGCCTCAGCCGCGCGGGAGTCTTGGTTAATATCCAAGCCCGTCCGAATGTTCTGATTCGTTTGAGTTTGGGTCTTCATCGGATCAGCCCCGGTCGGGCGTGTTCCGGGAAAGGGCATAGGCTGGACATTCGGAGCCTGAATCTGGCTCGGATCAATCGGGGGCATGTCAGCGTCCTTCCGGATTGTCGTAATACTGACCATTAATGAACCAAGCCGGACGACCGTCCTTAGTCATATGGGTAGGAGGTGGGCTCTGCGGTTTGGCGAGATTTGGGTCAAGGGGATTACCCGAAGGAATCGACGTATCGGCCGGCGGCGGAACGGTTCCATTCGCCATTGCCTGAGCAAGTCGTTGTTCCGGGGTAGAGGCCTGAGCCTGCTGCGGACCACCCATCCCAGGGAGTTGAAAATCCAGCGGATAGCCGGAAGAATCAAAACCCGCAGCGGCTCTACGTGCCCCAACCGCCGCGTCATTCCGGGTAAACCCGCCATTTCCAGTTGGGATAATCAGAGCGTTCGGATCAACCGGCTTTCCGGCGTAGTTCTCTGCCTGGCGTGTAAGCCCAGATTGAAACGCCGCGAGGAATGGTTTAACATCTTCCACCAGCATCGGATCGGCGCCATACTTCTCCACGATAGCCTGGGGATTAAGCCCTTTCGTGTCATTCTGAAAAGCCTGTCTCCGGGCCTGATACGCTGACTGAATAGCCGCGTTTGTATCCGCATCGGCTTTGCCGGCCTCGGTTTCCAGGCTCTTCCCCGCCCAGGCCTGAGCCAATTGCCCCAGCACCTGCGCCCAGGAGGTATAATCATTCCGGGATTTCAGCCCTTGTTCCAGCATCGTCGCGGCGAGTTTGTGCTTCAACGCCGCGGCATTTTGCTGCTTCTCAAATCCCGTTGGAATGATCAGTGTCGGTTTCGCTACAGCCATTACAACTTCCCGTAGTTAACAGTCGCGTATCCGAGAATTGTCGGTCCGAGAGCTTCTGGCCTCAGCCTCGCTACCTCATCTGCCATGACACCAATGTCAGAGCCGCCAAAGACATAATCATAGCTATAAAGCCCAAGTCCGTCAGGACGCTGGCCAATGCGGACGATATTCGTCTTAAGCCGCCGGTCAGAGAACTTCGTAATCGCACTCGACCCCAATGTCGCAAGTCCACCTAGGAGCCCCCCGGATGAAGCCATCTGAGCTTTATAAGCATCGAGGGCTGATTGATACTGATCACTCGTTGCTTGGTAGATCGGAGCGGCCTGAATCTGAGCCCCGCCGGAGACATTCCCAAACTGCGGCGTGGTGACCTGATTCCCGGACCGCAAGGCATTGAGCATGTTAAGCGGCTGATTTTTGAAGTAATCCGCTTCCTGAATCGCCTGAGCCCTTGCGGCATTGGAGAACTGGTTCGAGGCAAGGCCCTGATTAAAGGCCTGATTCGCGGCGGTATTGGCGAAAGTTCCCTGGGTATTAACGTCCTGAGTTCCAGTCTGATGCGCGGCCAGTCCCTGATTAAACAGTCGATTCTGTTCCTGGCTCCCGGCGAGAAGCGCCGCCATGGCCGCGTCATTTTCGTTCTGCCCGAGCTGGGTTTGATTATACCCCCAGGCTTCTGAGCCCTGGTTAATCCCCTGATTCGCGAGCTTGTTCTCCGCTGCAGATCTCTGCTGATCGAGAAAGGGCTTATTCCTCGCCATGAGGGCCTGAACGACCTTATCCCGATCGGCAGAAAAATCGTCCTGTCCAGGGATCTTCGCGACCCCGGAATAGTCCAGTCCGGTTTGGATCGCCGGCATTGTGCCGAGGCCGGTTTTCAGCGGATCGAACTGATTCCCCGTCAGCGGACTCGAAGTCGCCTGATCGACGTAGCCGAGACCCTTTCCAGCGAGGTCATTCAGTCCAATGGAAAGTTGATTGTTCTGATCCAGCAACCTCTGCTGATCCGGGGAAAGGGTCGTCGAGGCTGTGACCTGCGGAATCCACTGCCCGGTCTGCGGGTCCGTGTACCCGTCACCATTTTCCTGCGTCCCATAGGAATACGTCAGCGATCCATAAGGCCCGGTTTGGTTAACCTGATTAAGCCGATTGGTCGCAACCGCGGAGTTGACATTCGCCGAGCCTTGGGCATTAGCCGCGGCGGCGTAGTCAGGTGCGTCGGGAGCTTTGGGTTTGCCCATGTCCTAGATATTTCCCTCTGAGGTTGAGCCATCTACAATCCTCTTTTTTCAAAGAGTAGATGAGCAAATCCCCGTTAGGGGCAGCATCCTTGAGGGTAGCCTCTAGGGTAAATCCGAAGTGTTCGGTCCACTTGATCGAGCGGTGATTTGTGCTTTCCACCGGCGCGATGACTTTCCTAACCCCTAATTGCATGAATGGGTAGTAGGAAACATGCCAGAGAAATTCTCGATTGAGCCAATTTTTGCCAGTCGCGGCGATGTGAGCCATGACGCTGGCGCCGTTGAAGGCTTCGAATAAAACCCCAGCGATCGGCCCGCGACCAGTTTCCATCAATCCGATGATCCGCCCGCGACCTTCGAACCAGTCACTTCCGAGTTCGTAACAAATCCAGGGACCAAAGAGATCCTCGCAATTAGTTACGACCTTTTTCACAGGACTCCGGCCTGAGACACGAGGAAGTTCGTTGCGGTCCAGTTAACTACAGAGTTTGCGGAAATCATCTTTAACCGAAAGGCGTGGAGATAACCAAGTTCGGAAATCACGGAAAACCAAGTTGGTTTTAGGGTTTGAAGTTCGCCTCCCCATAGGGCTGTATCCCAGACTCCGGAGTCCCAAAAACCGATTCCATCAGTCCCGAGGTAGGAAATAAGTGACGGGTCACCGATCAGACGGAAATCCGTGTCGATGGAGTAGAGAACCGTTGCGGAGCCTGTCATTGACAGATGCGGTCGGACCATGGAGACCTGGGCTTGGGTCGAGTAGCGGAAGTTATTATAGGCTTGAATAACCTCGCCGGTGATGGCAGTTCCGGAGTCGGAAGTCCCGGACCAAGCGTGGTAGGTCTTCGTCGTCCCGGCGTAGTAGAGTTCTTCGTTCGCGACGACGAAGGCCGAAGCGTTCCAATTCATGAACCGACACCAGGACTTCGTCGTGAGGTTCATTACGAGTTGGATAGAGGTGCCGACGGAAGTCGGGACGTTGACGACGAGGAAATTCCCGCCGGGGAAGACCGTCATCTGCCAACCGATTACCGAGCCGTAGGTCTCGACGTATTCGAGAAAGGCAGTTTGGATCTTCGCTGTGACGGCCTTGTTGACTTCGATGACAGAGGTCTGGAGAAAGAACGAGGCCGGGAAGATGCCCATCTTTGTAAGGATATAGAGATCACCGCCGACCTTGGTCAGAGGGCGGTTCCCAACTGGCGTTCCAACATAGTAGACACCGACGAGAGACCAGGTTGAGGCTGAGGCCGGATCGGTTCCTGCGTAGACTGCCATTTCCCCACGCGAGGTGAGGATTGCAAAGTAGTCATCCGGGCCGTTGCCGCCGTCGATAGTCCAGGATTCCATAGCGACTACCCGCCCGCCCTTGGCGAAGAGCGCTCCGACTGGAAAGACCGTCGCGGCCCCGGCGATCGCGTCAGTGGCCAAGTACCATAGGTTCATGGAATTGACCTGGGCGAACCATAGGCGCTTTTTATGAAGGGCGACGTAGGCCAACGTCGAAGTCGTGACGCCAGTCAGTGCCGGGACTGAGACGCCAGTGATTGCCGTCCACGTCGCGCCGTCATAGAGCCGCAGGGAATCACTGGCGTCTCA